AATATATGGCCAAGTATCATAAGAAGTGATTTACGAGCTGCCGACCAGTCTCGAGATCTGCGATGCTGAGTACGCAATACGGTCCGATTACAGGGCGGTGCTGGATATCTGCACCGCCCTTTCTGATCCTGACTTGTCTGCTCAGGATAAGACGCTCGTTGCGCTGGGAATATTCTACGAGGATTTTGAAGCGATGCCAGTGGACCACTATGAAACGGCTTTGCGCCGGTGCTTTTGGTTCATAGACGGCGGGTCTGAAGAAGACACCGCGCCGCGCAAAAGGCCGAAACTCATGGACTGGGAGCAGGATTTCCAATTCATCGTGGCCCCGGTCAATCGCGTTATCGGTACGGAAATCCGTTCCGTAGAATACCTGCATTGGTGGAGTTTCCTGTCTGCTTACTATGAAATCGGCGATTGTGTTTTTGCCCAGATCGTGCGGATCCGCAATCTGAAGGCAAAAGGCAAGCCGTTGGATAAAGCTGACCGGGAGTGGTATCAGCAGAACAGGAAGCTGGTGGATCTAAAGACCACCTATACCGAGCAGGAAAATGAACTTTTGAAACAGTGGGGAGGCGGTTAAATGCCAAACGCTGACGGTTCGGTTGTCATTGCAACCGACCTCGATAACAAGACTCTCGAAAAGAAGCTGCATAAGCTTACCAAAGAGATCGAGAAACTGGAGGGCTCTATCTCTGACGGAGAGGCAAAGAAGTCCCCGCTCGTTCAGCAGGCGGAGGCTCTCCAAGCACGGATTAAGGCAGCCCGAGCAGAGGCTGCTCAGTATCAGAAAGAGTGGATGTCGGGCGTTGCCGGCGCGGATCAGAAGCAGTCGCAGGCAATCACTCGTGCTCAGCAGCTGGAGGCAGAACATGCCGGAGTGGTGGCCCAGATCGATAAGATTGACGCCAAACTGCTGCCGGCGTATGAGAAGCTGGAAGGCGCCAAGCAGGAGGCGGGTGGCCTGGCCAAGCAGCTGTCTGAATCCAGCCGGCATAGCGGCGCGTTGGACGCGGCCACCAAGAAGGCCCAGAAGTCCATGCAGAGGCTCTCGCTGCGTATGCGGGAAGTCCTCCGCAGCGCTCTGATTTTTACCCTGATCTCGCAGAGCCTCGCTGCGTTCCGAAACTGGATGGGCAAGGTTATCACCGCGAACGACGAGGCCTCCGCGGCGGTGGCCCGTCTGAAGGGTGCGCTACTGACCATGGCGCAGCCTCTCCTGAGCGTTGTTATTCCGGCATTCGTGATGCTGGTGAACCTGCTCACGCAGCTCGTCAGCATCGTGGCGCAGGTATTGGCAGCGCTGTTCGGCACTACGCTGAACGGGGCGGCTGAGTCTGCAGAGGCGCTGAATGCGGAAACCGAAGCGCTGGAGGGCGTCGGCGGCGCGGCGAAGAAGGCTGGCAAGTCTCTGGCCTCCTTTGATGAGATCAACAAGCTGTCCAGCGGTAACTCTGGGGGCGGCGGTGCCTCCAGCGGTATTGCTCCCGACTTCTCTGACATCGAGGAGATTGCCGGCGACCGCCTGAAGAATATCCTCGCCCTGGTGAAAGCCATCGGCGCCGGTCTTCTGGCCTGGCGCATCGGTAAGGCCCTCGGCCTCGGCATGAAGGAGATCCTCGCGCTGTTCGTGGCTATCATGGGTGCGATCACGATGGTGGAAAACCTTTTCGATGCCTGGGTAAACAATGTCAGCTGGAGTAATCTGGCCGGGGCTCTGGCAGGCCTCGCGCTTCTGGCGGGGGGCCTATACGTTGCCTTTGGCTCGGTGGCAGCCGGAATCTCTCTGATTGTCGGTGGTATCGCACTGCTGGTCACCGCATTCCATGACGCGTACCAGAATGGTTGGAATCTGCAGAACCTCTTTATGAGCATCGCCGGTATTCTGGCCGCGGGTTTGGGCATCTCGGTGCTGACCGGGTCCTGGATCCCGCTCTTGATTGCCGGTGTTGCGTCTATTCTGCTGGCGGTAACGACGGCCATGGGGCAGGGACAGGTGCTCCTGCAGGGCCTGCAGATGATGCTGCAGGGTTTCCTGGACTTTTTCAAGGGCATCTTCACCGGCGACATCATGATGGCCATAAGTGGCATCCAGCTCCTGTGCGACGGCCTGAATCTGGCTATTTTCGCTATTCTGGAGTCTCTGAGGCTGGCTCTGATCAGTTTTCTGGATTGGCTGGATGAACAGACCAATGGTCGACTTAGCGGCCTCATCGAAGTGGCTAAGGGGCTTTTCAACGCTTTCTTCCAGTTTGTGCAGACCGGAGCCTCCAGCATCGTGGAGGGCATTAAGCAGATCCTGTCGGGCCTGATTGAGTTCATCGCCGGCGTGTTCACGGCCGACTGGAATAAAGCGTGGAACGGAATCGCTACGATGTTCAAGGGCATTTGGAATATGATCGTCGGTGTTATTGAAGGCGCGATTAACCTCCTCATCGACGGAGTGAACGCGCTGATTCGGGCCTTCAATGAGGTCTTCGCCGTGATGCGCGCATTTACCGGATTTCCTCCTGTTCTGGACACCTTCGATTATGTTCAGCTGCCTCGACTGGCCCAGGGAGCAGTCATCCCGCCCAATCGGGAGTTCCTGGCAGTGCTGGGAGATCAGAAAAGCGGCACCAATATCGAGGCGCCGCTGGCTACCATTGAGGAAGCTGTGGAGAATGTCCTGAACCGCCGCGGCGGCGCCGGCGGCGGGGAGCAGACGATTATCCTGGAGTGCGACAAAGTGCAGTTTGCCAAGCTGGTTTATAAGCTGAACCAGTCCGAAAATAAACGGCATGGCGTCAGTCTGGTGGGGGTGTGACTTCTCAGCAGGTACTTGTGAAAACTTGTATTCCATAGTAAATCAAGGGGCGTGAGGAGGCTACCAAGTGACAAACGAAGAACTGGTGGCGCAGATCCAGTCAGGCGCACGCGATAAAATCCCGGAACTGTGGAACCAAGTAGAGAAGTTTGTCTCTCAGCAGGCGGGAAAACGCACTCGTCAGTTAGATGGATTTGGTGGCATCACGCAAGAGGATCTATACCAAGCTGGATTTCTGGCCCTTATAGCGGCGGTGGATAGCTTTGATCCGGCCGCAGGGAGCTCTTTCATCAACTGGCTGGCAAAAGCGTTGAAGACCGCCTTTGCGGAGGCTGCTGGCTACCGAAGCCAACGCCGGGATATGCTGAACTTTGCTGTGGAACTGGATGCGCCTTCGTCGGAGACGGAAGATCTTGCTCTGGCGGACAGTATAGCGGATCCGGCAGCTACTCAAGCATTCGAGGAGGCGGAGACCCGAATATGGAGAGAGCAGCTGCATACGGTCATGGAAAGCGCACTACAGGCAATTCCGCAGGATTACTACGATGTTCTTCGTTGTCGATTTTACCAACAGCACACGCGGATCCGGATTGCGGAGAGAGAAGGTTGCAGCGTGACGAAAATCCAGCTGAGGGAGCGGCGGGCTTTGCAGGCTATGCGGAACCTACAAAGCCTGCAGCAGTTTGTAGAGTTGCGGACATCATATTATTCCGGAAATGGTCTGCAGGCGTTCCGGCATACCGGCAGTCGGGTGGAACAATTGGTAATTCACAGGGAAGAACTGATCGATCCGCTTCTATGCGGACACAGCGCGGTGCTGGACAAAGCACAGGGAGTACATAGGGAGCATTGGAAATGAGTGATTACGGAAAACTTAAGAAAAAATACCGCTTGGGAAAGAAGACTATCGCATATTTGGAAATGAATTCTCCTGCGCAGATCATCAAAGATAAAGGATTGGCACCCGGTGGAGATGTTCAGCGATTCCATACGGCCAATGTGATGCGGCGAATTATCAAATATATGCCATACCGTACCGGTATGACTGTCAAGGCGACTCTCGTTCAAACAAATGTAAACAAACCCTATATCATCACCAACACTCCATTTGCCAAGTACCTCTACTATGGGAAAGCTATGGAGGGAAAGGCCCCCAAAAGAGTCACCGACCGCGACCTGCAGTATACCAAAACCAAGAACCCTCAGGCCGGGCCTTATTGGGATCGTGCTCTGGTCGCAGCTGAAGGCGCCGCAATGCGGAATGACCTGCAGCGCTACGTTAACAGAAAGGCGGGCAAAGTATGAACTGGAGAGATGAGGCCATAAGTAAACTGAAAGAGTACCCTGTACGCAAACAGGCTGTGGCAGGTCTGCCGGTGGAGATCCAGCGCGTGGATCTGCAGCACCAGACTGCCGGAGATAAAGACGCCGTACTCTCTGCGCTGGCCCTGAAAAAGGAACTGCAGGAGCGGCTGAAAGAAACCGTGCTGTGGGTGTCCTTTGTTGAAGGGGCAATCAGGATACTGGCTCCTGAGGAGTTGAAGGTATTAGACTGTTTTTATATACACCCGGCGAAGGCAAAAGCGGAAGCCTTGGGAATGAGCCTGCAGGAGGCCTATCCAATCAGGGACCGGGCGCTGCGGCGCTTCACTTTTGCGCTTTATGGTATTTCAGAATAGTCCAGAGAGGATGAGAAAAATGCTAGCTACTGAAAAAGCGGCCAGAATGTGCCCAAAGTGCGCATCCGACAGCCGGGTTTACCGCAGCCATGAGCAGGCTGACGGTACAATCCTACGTCGCCGGGAATGTAAAAACCGAAAATGCGGGTGCCGCTTTGTTACCGTTGAGCAGCTGAGCAATGACATCCCGCAATTTTTTAAAACTGCAACTTTTTCGCCCACTTTGTAATATCCCATTTTGCCTCTTTTTCAGCACCTCAAAATGGGATATGCCTGGACAGGCCTCAAACCCTTGCTGTGCATGACTTTCACGCTGAACCTGCCACCGTTTTTCTACCCAGGTTATAGAGACCCTCGGTAAAATCCGTACCGACACCCAACAGATTCCATAACTTTTTCGGCCAAAACACCGCGCCGGCTGCAGCACTCCTGTCTGTTGGCTCTGGCCCTTGTAGCCGTGAGACTTCAGCCACCCGCGCCGGCGCCCAGTCTGCCTACTATACCCACCCAACAGACAGCCCCGCATTTTGTCCCCAAAATTAAGAAAACCGCCGACCTATCCAGTCGACGGTTAATCTCTAATAATTCCATCCTCAAGGGATTTATCGTATCTCGCTTTCCAAAACTTGTAGGA